GCACAGCAAACAAATCAGGCACCGCAAGGTGACAAATGGAATTAAGGGAATTATCACTGTAGGTAATAGTACAACCAGCACCCAGAGCAGTTCCAAAGCCAAGCGAAGCATAGCCCATGGTACCAGCCGGAATGTTGAAAAGACCAACACCACCACTGCTCGAAGTCGCCGTGATGGGCACAACCGAGTTCTGACCCGCAAAGGTCACGTAAAGATTGAGAGTGTATGAGGTACTTGGCGTCAAACCCGTCACAGTAAAGGACGAGAGAGCCGCCTGACCAACAGCAGCCTCACTCTGAACAAAAACACGATCGAACCCATCGGCAAATCGCCAAGGCACAAACGCAGGTCCATGCTTGGCAAAACCAGAGAGATAAGTCATAGCAGCAATCCCAAGACGCGCACCAGCAGGAACAGCTGGATAAGCTGTACCATTAGTCTGGCGCGATTGGAAAATATACTGGGTTTCAGGAGCAGTTGACTGGTATTGATTGAGAATAAGACCACAGCGTGGATCACGTCGAAGAACTCCAAAGCCAGAACCGGCAGTGAGCAACGACACGTCCGCACCATTTCCATTAAGCTCAAACTTGTACCGCAGCTTGTCGACGAAAGTCTTGGCCCCTCCGTCAGGAAGACGAAAGGGCTCGTACTCACCAGGGTCAACAAGAGCTCCCATGACCTCCGCAACACGAGGATCAACCCCCATTTGCTTCGGACCATAAGCCGCACGGGCAACAGTCATCCGAGCACGATTTTGTGCACGTGACTTGTCAAGGGCAGACTGCGCCTTTCGGCGCGCCGCCTCATTGTCAAAACGCGCATCGCGCTTGGCCTTAGCCTTCTTCTTCTTCTTCTTGTCCTTCTTGTTCTGAGCAGTCGGCTGCATGATGAAACTTTAAACCGGTGTGATGTGGGCCGGTTAGCTCCACACCTATTCGGTACCAAGCCAGAATCGACGACACTCAGCGTATGTAGGAATGCTCCACAGCCATTTCTCAAAGAGATCGGCGTCAGTATCTTTCAACTGAACTTCAAGTGTTTGCATCAACCACACTGCATAGCGTCGGATCCAAGGAAAGGCACTTGTAAAAGTAGCTTCAACCATGAGAGCCAAAGTCCTGCTCATAAGAACATCAGGTTTCACAAGAGATTCCATGTTTCGAAGAGAACACAGCAATTTCACTGCATTAGCTTCCGGCACATGGGTTCCACCCTCCTTTCGGAAAGTCTTCCCAAGCCACTGATGACCATCCAGAACAGTGCTACACACGTCCTTGGACGGATCAAGAGTAAATCCAAGTTCAGCGTACGCTGTCGCGCGCGCTTGAAAATGAAAATAGGGCGCCCACTCCTTGGACACACCAGCATTTTTATCATCCGAGTAGACACCAAACTTGTAATGCCTCTTTTGCAAAGCATAACCGTCCGGGCTCTCGTTCAAGCCAGTAACACGGCGATTCACATAATGAGTGATTGCCATGTGTCCAATACAGCCGTCCACAGATGTGCTATTCTTCCCGGAATTAAGTCCTGTATCTTTCACCAGAACCTCTCCCGTACTCATAAGCACATAACTAGTGCACGACTCTTGATAGTGGTAGTCCACGCGCCTCGTAAACTCGAACTTGTCAAACGAGGTAG